TCCAGCGCCAGCTCCATCGGTATAGACCATTTTCTTCGTTCCGGTAAGCACATCTACCGTAGCTCCAGAACCTTGTTTGATAGTTATAGTCTGCCCACCAGTGGTAGCATTTTCGATTATCCACACTTTAGAAACGGTGTCTGGCCCAATAGTAAGTGTGCGAGTAGCAGTTAAACTTACACCAGAAGTGAACTTAAGGTACATTGCTCGTGTGCCATCTGCTGTCGCATTAGGCATCGTAAATGTTTCGCTTGCATCTGCAGCAACGGATTTTGTACCGTACCCTAATCCTTCACCTATAAGTTCAAGGTTGGTGTTGGTTGATGTACCCCATGTACCATCCTCATCGCCTGTAGTGATTTCTTTTAATCTAAGATTATTTACATAAGTTGCCATTGTTAGATTCCTATCTTAATTATGCTGCTTTGTCTTCCACCCAGTTAGCGGTTTGTGCAGGAGTAATTTCTCCCCATCCCGCAGTTTGTGAAGGAGTAATCCCCGCCCATCCTGCATCTTGCGAAGGAACAATATCCCCCCATACCAAAACTGTCCCTACTTCACCTGTCGCTTCCACCCCTGTTAGGGAGACAATCGCTCCAGTTTCTACAGTAGGTGTGCCTAACCAAGTTGTGCCTACGACCCCCACTACTGCTACGTCTTGGTCAACTATTGCACTTACATTACCTAAAGAAGCAGTTGCTTCTACGCCTGTCAAATATACCGTAAATGGATATTCTACATCTACTATGCCTATCTGACCTGTAGCAGATACTCCTGTTAACTCTTGAGCGGCATCTCCACCAACCGATACAACTCCTAAGTGTGTAGTGCTAGACACCCCTGTTGGAGAAACTACCGCTTGAGCATCTACAGTAGGTGTGCCAACAGAGGTTGTAGCTGACACCCCCGTTACGCCAAAAATATAATCGTATTCTAAGGTGACAGTGCCTAATTCGGTGGTAGCGCTTACTCCACTAGGGGTAATACTATTCCCTATATCTACTTGGGTATAAGCTTCGCCCCATCCACCCCTGCCAAAGTAACCGATGCCCCATCCGCCACTCGTGTAGCCGTTAGCTTCCACTCCTGTGACATTAATGTGGACGCCTGTGCCGACATTAACCGAGACACTTCCTACCTCCCCTGTAATAAAGGGGATGTTTGCTTCACCGTACGGGCCTTCACCCCATCCCGCGCGGCCCCAGCCTTGGAATCTTATCGTAACGTTGGACATCTAAATTCCTACGCCAAACGAATTATCGCGTTACTCGCATCCGCAGTAGGCATTACAATTTTAAAATCACCTGCACTTGAAGTTTTATCTGCCCCAAAATCTAACACCGCTACGGCAGGATTAGTTCCTCCGTTATACATATAAATAAGCGCCCCACGAGCAGTTATACTAGCGCTTGACCATGTAACGTCTGCAAAATCTAAATACGCCGTGGTTCCTGAAGTTGTTGGATTAGTGCTAATAGTTAATGTTTTACCTAAGGCAACGTATCCAGTACCTGTAACTTCATCGCTACTCGTATACGCAGTAGTGGCAGCGCCTAATGTGGCACTATCAGTGTACAAAGCAATTTTGAATACTTGACCTGTTCCGCTGCTAAAATTAAATGTACCGTCTAAAAGGTCTTTCTTAAACGAAGTACACATAGCCTGACTTATTGCCATCTTCTATCTCCTTAACTAGGGTTCTGGCTTGGGACTCTATATTGACCGTCTCTATAGACATCCCTTCGCATTTTATTATCACCAAGATTTTTCAGTAAAGCTAAAGCTTGGCCATACATTTGTTGGTACATCGCCACTATATCCGGTTCGCCTTTAAGGAAACGAATAGCTTCCACTAATGCCCCATTTAGCAACGCCGAATCAAATTCTGTGCCTAACCAAGTCGTTCCTGCCGTTACGATAGATTGAGGATAATACCCATAATGTAATTCGGTAACGTAAGCAGCATCAGGTGTTGGGCCTAGAATAAACGCAGTATCATCATAATACCCATAGTGTTGTGGTTGTGCTGTAGTAGCAGGATTTGGGTAAGCTTCCCGCATAAAATTAGTGTCTTTGTTTAAAAGAAAATGGGAGTTCCCACTACTATCAGTAATAGCTAACGAGAGAGGGTACAAAAGATCAGTAGGGAAGACTAAGTATCTATTTCCGATACTCATCGCCCCCGACATATTCTTTCGTAACGCAGGTATTTGAACAGTGTTATATATTTTCTGTTCGGCCTGTTGTGCAAACAGGGCATATTGATCGGCTGTAAACGAGTTCTCGCATATATCCGCAATATTGTCTTTAAGCTCGGTATAGTTCATTTACTACCCCATCGGCCCTCGTGCCAATTTACCTTTTGTTTGCGATCCTGTGCCACGAACTACTACCCCGCTAGTTTTAATATCCTTAGTCATATATTCAGATATATCCACTTTATTAGGACGTATTTCGTATAATCCTGTAATTGTCTTAACAACTTTCTGTTTTTTAGCCATAACGCTACCCTCTATGGTGTTGTTTCTACTGTTACTGTTCCAACAAATCCTGTACTTATAATCGGCCCATTTTCCGTAGCGGGTTGTAAATACGCCCGACTTTCTGGATAGCCCGCAAAATCAGGGCGGGGATCACGTACTGCCTGTGGGTCATTAATAGGAAATGTACCAAGCATTAATTGAGGCTGCCCTTGGTTCCAGCATTCAGGACATGCCTTTGTATCCGTCTCTATGTTCTTTACTACAAGCCGTTTTAACTGCCGCAGTTTGTACCTAAAACCGCAAATATCACATTCGGCAATAGCATTTTTGGCTGCCGCATACCTACTCGTCACTTATATCTCCCTTACGCGAGGAACTAAACTTAAAGTAGCTTTTTCTCTATCTTCCCCTGCGGCTATTTCAAATGACTCATCATAGGCCGCTTTAAGCATGGGAAGCCTATTCATTAGGTCAGGGTCTTTCATAGCAATGTAATAAGCTAACCCTGCCACTAACGGGGGGAGGAATCTAAAATTAACATCAGGAGTTTGAACCCCACTCCCTGCATCTTGGATACGGCGCATCCTCCAATACCGAAAAATGTAATGGGGAGAAGGCGCAGTTCCTTGGTCAGGAATAGGCCAAAACGTCACCGTAGGGTTATCTCTTGCTCTATCTACCTTGACCTGTATAGGACGCGCTTGCGTTAATTTATTAGGTATAGACGCATAGGTAGGAAAACTTATTCTGGTAACCGTCAAATCACTTTGGGTGGAAACGTTCCCATTCCCTGTACGTATAACTTGCTCCATAATATCAATAGTGTCAGCTGGAAGGTCGTAAGTAGCTGTTCCTGCTACTAAATTAATAGTCCCTTCTTCTATCGTCCACATATTAATCCCACGGTTCTGCCATTCAATAGTCATTAAATTCATTGACCGTCTAGCAGTACGTAAGTCATAACCAGAACGCATTTCTCGACCTGCACGTTCCCATGCCTCTTCAGCAATTTCTGTAAAATCCATATTGAATGTAGCAGTGCCAGAAGTTGCCATTATATATGTTTACCTTTGGTGCGCCCTTGTTGGGCTATCCCGTCAATACTTCCCCCCGTTTTAAAACCCCGTAGGGTTTTTGCAAGGTTGGCTCGTTTACGCGTAGTAGGATTACTAGATTTAGATAACTTACTTAAAGTCTTGGCAGGAATCTTTTCTCCCTTCTTGACCCCTGCAGCTTTCCGTAACGCTCCCGGTTTTTTAATTGCTTTTTGTATCCAATCTTTAGCCATCAAATTGCGCCTTATATGCTTGTTTAACTAAAGTATCCTTCCGTTCTCTACGATCTAACTCCACTCCGAAGTCACGAGCAAACTCTTCTAGCTCTACCTTAGTTAGCTTATTTAATTGGGCTTTGGTTGTTTCTTCAACTTCCTCCACCACTACGGGCTTTGGGGAAGATTTAGTTCCCCCTGAGGCACTCACTCCTGTCACGGCTACTGCTGCGTCTTTCTTGGAAGCACTACCCCCCATAGACTTTAGCTTTGCTTTAGCCTCACTTTCCCGCATAGGATCAAACACTACAATGTCATACTCCCCGTCTGCGTTCTTAGAACCTATTTGGTACACAGGTTCTCCAGTAGAAAATGTACCGTTCTGAAACATTTCTAATTTAGATTTAGCCATAATGTGTTTCTATCCTCGCTGCCTCGCAATTTTAGTAAGCCCACGTTTTGCAATACCGTCACACCTTACTTTACCGCCCGTATTAAATTTCTTTCTTCTACCCTTATCCATCGTAGATACGTCAGAATATTTACGCTTGCCCCCTTTCTTCTCCATTGCCTGAGCTTCATCGCGTCTGGATTTAAGGTTTTGTTGTCCTTCAGTTTTGTTACGAGAACCTAAAGACTCATCCTGACGAGCGTTATAGCCTTGGGTTTTACCCCCACTCGCAAACTTCTTTCTTCTACCTTTATCCATCGTAGATACGTCAGAATATTTACGCTTCCCACCCTTTTTCTCCATAGCTTGAGCTTCGTCACGCCTAGATTTGAGGTTTTGTTGCCCTTTGGTTTTATTACGAGAGCCTAAAGACTCATCCTGACGGGCGTTATAGCCTTGGGTTTTACCCCCTTTAGCCATGTGCATAACTTCATATTCCTTCTCTCTATTTATGCGCCTCCGTTCAGCATCGGTATTCCTACCTGTCCTATTACGGATACGATAATCTTCATCATCAAGGTTACGCATTACACGTTTTGCATGAGCAGTCCCGCCTCCTGCGTATCCTTTCTTTACTGCTTTGCCGGGTTTACTACCCGTACTATTAAATTTACTAGGCATATCTTTCTTCCTCTTATCTGCGTTGGCAAACTCTTTCCCTACACTCTGAGGGACTCCAGCTTTTTTAGCAAATTTAGGGTTATTGGCCACTGCCGCCATAAATTTTGCTTGTTTTTTACTTGTACTAGGCACTATCCATACGTCTTTGTTACAGTTAAAACTAACAGGTATGTATCTCCTGCGGTGGCTCCAACAGTAGTAACTACAATGTCCCCTGTCTTTCCAGTTCCTGCGTCATTAGGGATACCAAAGTCTGAAAAATCCATAGTATCTTCCCAATCTTGCGGGAGGTTAAGTAAAGGTACATCCGTAGTTGCGTCCCACAAAAGCTCCACACCCATTCCAATATTAGAAAAAGTAATGGTTTGGAGTGTGACCCCAGTACACGCATTTCCAGTATGGGGGTCAGGGGATAAAGAAGAAACGTCCACTAGCACTGCCGCCGCTTGTCCCGTCCCATCACTCACATTAGTGAATTTAAAAATAGCCGTACGTGCGCCGTCTTGAATTGTCTGACTTGTAAGTGCATCAGCCATATTAGCCTCCTGAAAAGCGGGGCGAACCCCGCTATATATTAACCACTAAAAGGAGTTGCCAAAGTACCACTACCAAGGTTTACGCCTTGGATATGATATTTGTTTGCATATATAGCAGTAATTGTAAATTCTGTTCCTGCTACGCCGCCTGTAGTAGTTCCATCAAAGACTAAAGCGTTGTTACTAGAACCATTTGGTTCAAATACATGAACAAGACCTAAACCTGCTTTGCCCTGAACTATAGAGCCTGTAAACAAATTAGTGGCCGTAGTCATTTGGATAGTGGTGTTAGCACCAGAAGAAGTAAGAAAAATAAACTTATAACTAATTCCTACGTTACTCAACGTATTTGGCCCCCCACCTTTATGGTATGGGCCAGCTGATTTAACAGGGGTGTCGCTGTTAATTGTGGGTAATGTAAGGGTAAGAGTAGAATTATTAATAAGAATTATCTTACCAGCGTGATCTGTAGGATTTATCGTAGTATCGGCAGTAAGCTCCACTACGGAATATGGGCCTTGGGAATAAAACCCGCCCATTGAACGTACTGGGCCTTGGAATGTGGTTAACGCCATTAGGAATACCTCTCATGCGAGTTAACGTGTCTGTCTGCATGAAGTCAGCCGAGTCTGTCAGACACTATAAATGTTCTCGGAAATGTACGTGATATATATCACGGGGGTTTATTTTTTGCAATAAAAAGCCCCGCACAAGGCGGGGCCAAAAACAGTGGGAGTGTTTTTAGTTAAGGGCTAACTTGCGCCCGGTGACCCGTAGATTCCTAATGGATCAGATACACCAAAAGAGTATCTTTCACGAGCTTTGTACCGACTATTGCCAGTATCAAAGTCCCCGTCCATAGAAGTCTGCATTGGGGTACGGGTAAAGTGCTTCAACCCATTCGGGACATCAGTTAATACATACCATCTATTAGGATCAGTCAGGTAATGATTAACAGTCCATCCCTCAGGCACAGTGCCGTTATTACGCATCGCATTGATGTCGTTATCGGCAGTGCTTGGACGTAGTTCACTATCCATCAACCGTGTAGCAACGAATTGCAACGCAGCAGGGATAATTAACTTACGGGGTTTCGCAGCAATCAGCAACCCACGCTCATCAGTCCATCCGGCGATTGTAATAACACCCGCTTCCAAGGAAGTTTCGTTTAAATCAGCGCCAGTTGTTGGACGGTTAGCATTAGTTCCACCAGACACCAATGGGTGTGCAGTAGAACAAAGTGGTTGCCCATCACCATAGGTAGTACCAGCAGCAAACGCATCATTCAAAATAGCTGCGCCTTTAGTCTGTTTGGTGTATGCCATTGCTCTTGCTAGAGCTTTGGTATACCTACCTGATAATGAGTCATACAAGTTATCCTCAATCGCCTCTTCGGTAAGTGAGAAACCCATTGCTACCGTTTGATGCACATATCGTGCAGTCCACGCTTCTTGGGCATTATCATATGCAATAGCCGCACCTTCATTCTTAACAGGGGCTGCACTAAAACCTGATAACTTAACTTCTTCTTCAAACGAACGATCAGAAGCTTCAGTTTCAAAGACTTCACGAGTTTCGTCTGTATATTTTGCGTACTCCAAGCCAAACAGAGCGTTAAGCCCCGGCAGGAGTTCCTTCATTAATTGCGCTCTTGATATAGCCATTAGTCAGACCTCCTATACGCCAGTAGCGTTATTGTACTGGTGCATACCAAAGTTCCACTTAACAATAAGTTCGGGGTATGCGTCAGCGCCAGTGGCAGTTGCAGGAACAACATCTACTACCCTTACAGGTAGAGTGTCAGTGGTTGCAGCGGAGGAGGAAAGAACAGCTACTCTTGAATCGCCTGTGTTTGCATCTCCGGCATTCTGTACTAGAGACATATTATTACCTATAACAGTCCTTGCTACAGAAGCAATAGTAGTAGTGCCAGACACTACCGCTACTTGGAAAAGCGCATCAGGATCATCAATTACGTAAGCTGAAAGATCGTCTGCTGTTGTGTTTGCTGGGTAATACTGACGGTTGATAAAACCAGACACAGAATCTGTATAAGAAACACCTAGAAAGATACCCATAGGGGTAGCAGTCGTGGTTCCTGCGTCTTTTTCTATCGTACCATCGTTGATTATTTTAACCAGATCGCCATTAAAAATGCTTGTGTTGTACCCTGAAGCAATTTTGAAATGCCGAACTGATCCCGCAAACACTCTACCGCCAATCAAATTGATCGGCTTTAGCCCGTAAGGGCCAGATACAGTGGGATAAGCCATTATTAGCTCCTTTATTTATCCTTTACCGAAAGTAACCTCAGACTTCTTCTCTGAAAAGAGAGGCATTCTAGGGTCATTCTCTCGCATTAAGTTGTTGTCAACTGATTCTACTTGTTGCTTAGACTGTGCATCATAATGTGCAGTCCTCTCTTCAACAAGCTCAACTGGAGCCTTGCATAACATTAAACCACCCATAACTACATTGTCCTTAAAGCGCTCGTTTTCGATGCTTACAAGGTCTATTTCAGGGTGGTCAGATGCCTTTACAGGCTCCCAACCTTCTCGTATTTTTGCGGAAACATTGGTTGGGTCAGCTTGTCCCATCGTACTTACTCGTACCCAATGAAAAGTATATCCTTCTTGCGGAACAGGTTCAGGCAATAATTCTGGCCTTTTCCATGCCGCCTTACGGACATTTTTTTCACGAGACTCCAGTTCTTGGGGTAGTCTATTCTCAGCCATTTTGTTTCCTCATTTCTTCTGCAACCTTTTGGGCGTATAGTTCAAGGGGAACCCCTAACCTTTTAGCTACTCTTTGTTGTGTTTCCGATAAGATAATCTTTTTCGGAGCTACACTTCTTGTAGCAGGAGCAACAACATTCGTAGTGCGTTTCGGTTTTGGTTCAGCTAATTGCTTTTCCTCTGTACCTCCAAACTTGTTTGGAAATACTTGTCGCATACGAGAATCTATTCTCTCGTAGTAAGCATCAGGATTACTTTGTGCCGTAATCCCTTCCTTTTCTAACTTTTGATGCACTCCTAATGCAAAAGCTGTCATTTCGGTGTCCTCACCAGAGGTTCCACCAAACCACACATTGTCTTTGCGCCAACCCTCAGTACGAGAGTCTAAAGGAGGTTTGTTAGATTGGGGTACTTGTACCGCAGTTTCACTGTTTTGTAAAGGAGCAGCTCTAACTGCGTTAACTTTTTCCATACGAATTTTAGCAGTAGTGAGTGCGTCTTGTGCTGCTACCACTTGATCGGGGTCACCCGCTTCGTACGCGTCTTTATACTGACGTTTGGCATGTTCTACTTCAGCAGTAACAGTTTTCTTCGCCTGTTCCAACAAAGTAGCTTGGCTTTTGTCTACCGTCCCCTTGAGTTGGTGGTTCTCCTCTTGGAGTTTTTTCGCCCAGTTTTCTAGTTCTGTGCGTTCACGCAGGGCTTCTTCTTTTGCTCGCCGCTCATCGTGATAGCCTTTGCTAAAATGTTTGATCCGGTTTTTAACCTTTTCAGAAGAATAACTATTTAACTCGTCTTCCGTAAGTTCTTCAGGAGGGTCTGAAGGTACACGGTTCCTATCCTCAGGGGGAGTATCGTCTACGATCTCTATTTCTGCTTCAGGTTCCGTTGTTGCTTCAGATTCAGGTTGTGGTGGAGGTACTGATTCCGATTCAGGGCTAACTTTCGTTTCCAGAACATTTTCTCGTCCTGCCACTCCTTCAACTTCGATTTCTAAGTCTTCTTTAGTTTCCTCTGGTTCAGGAAATTCAAACTCAACTTGCTCTTGATTTGCCATCTAGTTTCTCCTATGCACGAGTTATAGCACTCGGTTCTTCGACAACTGCTTCTATAGAGTCATCATTCATTAAACGGTACTCTTGTCGGCCTACTTTAAATCTAGTTCCGGTATTCGCACGAAACATAACGTAGTCTCCAATGTTGCACCACGGGCCTGTAGGGAATCTATCCTTATCGTTATAGGCTTGTTCACCCATATCAATCACTGCGCCTACCGTAGAAAGAACGTACTCCTCATGCTTAGTAGATTCTGCTTTGACAATACCGCTATCAAAGGTTTCTTCTACGTTTGGAAGTCCTATAAGTAGCCTATACCCCACAGGTCGTGGGATTTGCGCCTCTAATTCTTTCTCTCGTTGTGCCTCTTCTTCTATCCGTTCTCTTCGTTTTACCTCTAAAGCTGTTTCAGTCATCATTGTCATCCGTATAATTGCGCGAAAGGTCTGCTATTTCTCGCTGTGCAGAGCTTAGACCCCGAATCACTCCACACGATTCCCGATATTCGGCATAGTCTTTAGCTGCGCCGTCCTCCAGAAATTTTTTATTTGATTCCTTCAAGGCTTCTATTTTCCTATCCAGAACTTCAAAAACTGTTGTTGCCATTATCTATCCTCTCTATCATCGCGATAGGCTTCAGACGCATCACGATGTGCTTCGGCTCTTGTACGTTTCTCTTCGTTCTCCGCCTTAGTAAGATCAATAAGCACTTTTACTGCTTCTAAATCTGTCTTTTTATCCTGAGATTCATTCTGCAACTGGATACGGGCGGCTTCTTTTGCTGCATCCACTACTACACGGCGTTTGTCTATATCCACCCGTTCTTGAGCTATAGCAATATCGGCTTCATCTTTCGCTTTAAGTCGTTGTTCTCCTTGTGCTTTAAGTTCTAACTCAGCCTGTTGCATCTGGACTACTGGGTCTTGAGCCTGTTCTTCTGCGGCTGCTTGTGCTGCTTCAGCCTGATGTTGCTGCGATAGTTGCGCTCCAGCCGAAGCCATTAACTGAGATAATGGAACTTCCATACTCTCCGGTAGTTCTGCGTTAGGATCAGGTAGAGGTACGCCCAGCTTCTCTTCCATCTGCTGTCTATAAAGGAACGCAGTATGTTCAGCTATATGAGCCTGTAGTTCTGACACGATCATTTGCCCATTAGGGTTTTGCCCAATAGATTGGGCAATCATGGGGTCTTCTAAAAAAGCAACGTGGGCTGCAATATGCGCTTCATGGTCTTGATATATAAAAGCTTTTATTGGTTTACCCACCAACGCATCCATATTCTCACTAACTGGGTCTGTCGGCGTCATGTCTTCAGACAATGGGACTAATGTATCTGCATTCTTTACCCCCAACACTTCTATCATCTGCCGATGTAGCTGTGGGAGGTCATAGATTTCAGGCACGGCTTGTGCCATCTGCATCACAGTTTGATACTGCACCACCCGTTGCGCCATAGTAGTATTATTAGGGTCGCTGACAGGGATAACATCAGTAGTATCGTAGTCTTGTGATCTAGCTCTTGGCTCTCCACGTTCTGGTAAGTAAACGTATTCTTCCGGTGCGTACTCCCCGATAATGGCTCGGAGCAGTTTGAACTCCTGTTTCATTGCATAATGAACACGCGCCTGTACCGCAGCCATCGGTTTAAGTGTCCGCTCCAGAATAGCTAAGGTTGTGCCGACAGGTGCGTTCGCACTCATGTCAGAAATGTTCATATCCGAAATAGCCCCTAACCTACGGCCTTCTTCGGTAATTTGATTGAGCAATGCGAGTAGTGTTTGACTTGGTTCCTTATAAGGAAGGTGCATAATGTTGTCACGGATAGACCCCCCCGGAACATCTACATCCCTAAACTCCCCCGGCCCAATAGGTGAGTCATCACCTGACACGCGCAATCCACGCGCTTTCAAACCACCCGGTAGGTTACTCAACGTACCTGCGTCAACTAATTGACGGATAAGAGAAGTACCTGCCCTAGCGTAACCACCAATAATGTGAATTAAACCAAGACCATAGAAGCCAAAACCCGGCACGTAAGAATAATGGACAAAATGTTGACGCTTGAGGAATAAAGAGTCGTCAGGCTGCCAGTTACGGCGAATAGATAACACCTTCCCTGTGCCACGTTCTATAGTGACTACATAAGGTTTAGCTACTTGGCCAACATCAGTATCGTTCTTACCTTCTTCAGAAACAAACTCATCACCTTCCTCATCTAACACAAGGTCGGCATGTATTTCATAAAGGGTATACCTATCATCATCGTCTATGGATATCCCACCTTCCTGTGCTTTTTTCTCTTCTACGTCTGTATGGAAGGGTTGGGGGTCACCTAAATCTACAGGTCTATAAAACCCAGCTTTATGAAGTTTAACAATTTCATTCTTGGTCTTACGCATTACGTGGGTCACACGTTCTGCAGTTTCTATATTAGAAGCTCCATAAGGCACGATTACATCTTCAGCAGGGATGAAGATAGCTACCTGTCGCCCTAGGCTAGGATCGTAATAAATCTTCTTAAATGCCGATCCTGCTAACCCTAAGCTGTACAGTAAGCGTTCATGTTCAGGTCTATATTCCACCATGACTTCAGTAAGCTCATAGTTCATATCAGTCTTCACACGATCAGCAGCGTCTTCTTTCTCCCTAGTCATTTCACCAAGGATTTTAGTTTTTACTGGCCCACCTGCAGGAAAGGTTTCTGCCATAGCTTCTGCTTGAAACCGAATAGCTGCTTCAGCCAACACCGTAGAAAATACGCCACACGCATCTTCCCAAGGCTGATCTCTCTGTTCGTACTTGAACCCAAGTACCTCTAATCCTTTAACGAATGTATCTGCCCAATCTTTTCGACTGTTAGCATCAGACTCTACATGTGCTATGAGTTCTCCTGATAGTCCCTCAAGCACAGTCTCTTCCATGTACTCTGCTAAATTTGTATCAAACGGTGCGCCTGCAAGGTCAAGGGGTAGCCCTTCTTCAGGAACTAGGGTGATCTCCATACTTCCATCACTCATAGTTACCATTTCAGGTTCCACTACATTAATCTCTAAGGACTGTTCTATTTCTTCCCCCTCAGGTGCAGTAAATATGCCTTTCTCTATAGCCATCTTTTAGTCCTCAATAGTATCCGCCATGTCTTCTGCTTCTAAACATAGCCGGATCATCTTCTCTGTCAGTAGGGAGCTGTATAAAACCGCCTTGGCGAAAGCGCATTAGCGCCATAACTGTTGAGTCTACCAAGTCGTCATTGCTCATAAACGGGAATCCTGCAATCTCCTCTACTACTTCTTCAGCCCATCGTGATTGCGGAACCCAAACTAATCCTGATTGTACAATATCTGCCACAGAATTTAACCGCGCTGTTTTATCTCCTGAGCCTCTATGCGGGGTGTATTCCTGCACAATAAGTCCCATACGCCTTAATTCCTGATACAAAGCCGTGCCACTACTCTTTTTCTCCACGATAAACGAATCAGGTTCCCATTCCTTATATTCTTCCAAGGCAAGTTTCTTTAGCCCCGGAAACTCTACCCGCGTCTTAATAGAGTTAAGGAGAATAATATTATGGGCATCTTCTTTCTCATTGAAGAACACACCCCATGTAGTAATGGCCGTAAAGTCTGCACGGTTATGCGTCTCTGCCGCAGCGTCTAATGACATAATAATATAAGAACAAGAGGGGGGACGTTCCTCCTCCCACTGGTTCCACCACTCACGCTTAACTAAAGCCGCTTCTTCGGCGGTGGGTTCTTGTTGGTACTGGGCATTCCACTGGAACAACGGCATCGAAGCCTTAGTGCGGTGGAGGGCATCCAGATCAAAGAACTCAGGCCATAACGGTTTCTCAACAGGAGCGCCTTCTCTTTCTATATCAATAATTGCTGGAAATTCAACCACTTCGTACTGGTCAGCCAACTCGTTCATCATCATGTCACGGGTAACACGCCCTGTCAGATCGTCCAGATGCCACCTAGTCTGGATAATCGCTACCCGACCTCCGGGCATCAGACGAGTACGCGCACCGAACGTAAACCATTCATAGGCTTTATCGAACACATCGAAGTTCCCGCTCAAGACATCTTGCTCAGAGTGAGGGTCATCAACCAACAACAGGTCTGCTCCTCGTCCTGCGATAGAGGAACCTATTCCACAAGCGTAGTATTCACCCCCCACGTTTGTGTTCCATCGCCCTGCTGACTTGGAGTCAGAAGCAAGCTGCACGGTGGGGAAGATTTTTTGGTAGTCGGGGGTAGATATAAGGTTTCTCACCTTACGTCCAAAATCTACAGCTAAATCAGTGGTATGGGACACCATCATTACTTTCTTAGTAGGGTTACGCCCTAAAAACCACGCAGGGAAATAGATAGAAACAAGCTGAGACTTACCATGTCTGGGGGGGATGTTGACACATATCCTGTCTTTTCCTGTGTCTGCCTCCTTTCCGCTCTCAATCTCCATCAATAGGTTAGCTAGGATGCGATGATGGCTACCAACCTTGTAATCCGGCTGCATAAGCTTACAAAATTCAACAAGATCAGTGTAACACGCCTCGGCTTTCTGCTTGTGTTCCAACTCTTCCAGTAACTTATCCAGTTCTTCCTGTTCTTCCAACGTGTATGCGTCTAAATTGTCCAACATTAGCTGGATTTCGGAGGGAGAAAAGTCCTGAGTGCGGATATTAGTCATTAAGTAGCAAACTGCCTTTGATCTGAGGCGATAACCCCTGTTTCTGCTGGCCCCCACTTACCTTCGGGGCAACTTACCCCCATAAACCACACTTTAGCAGGCATAATACAGCCGCATTTCTTACATTGGTGGATTTTAGGGCGTAGATGAGGACACTGAACACATATGTGCATACGGATGTTAACAACATCCCGCTTAGTCACTTCCATCTTCGACCACCTCGTACACCCCTTCAGCGTTCTGCTTCAATACTTCCAGCTTTT